CGGGAACGCCTGCTTGATCAGGAACTCGACGGCGATCGAGTTCGCCTGCGTCGAGCGTGTGAGCTCGACGAGCGAGTCGAGGATCTGCCGGTGGTCGCGTGCGCTTCGCTTCGCGTACGCGTCGTAGTTGGTGCGCTTCTCCAGCGTGTCGACCTTGCCCTCGAGCGCCGCGATCTGTGTGGCCTGCTCTTCGACCTTCTCCTCGAGCCGGTCGGCCTTCGCGACGGCGGCGTCCTTCTCTTCGCGCCACGCGGTCGCGGCGCCACGGAAGATCAGGCCGACGAGCGCGCCGCCGATCGCGGCGGCCGCGGCGCAGAACGCGACGAGCTGGCCGAGCGCGATCGTCGCGAGCGTGTGGACGGTCTCAGGCATCGGCTCGGTGTGCGTGTAGCTGCGTGTAGTACCTCGCGTCGGCTGCTGCGGTCGTCTTTACCGACGCGGGCCTCACTTCGGCCGCCGAGGCTGCGAGACGAGCTTCAGGAGGTTTGCCTTCGCCGTGGTGAAGTCAGGCGCGGAAGAGATGGCCTGCACGGCGCGCTCGAGGTCTGACGGCCCGGCGGCCACCGGCGCGGGCGCGTCCAACGAGCCGTCTTGTGCCCAAGCGAGCGTCGCCGGCAGGCCGGCGTGATCGACGGCGAAGTGGTCTCCGAACTCCGCGACGGCGTCTGTTTGCTCGTCGGCAGTCTCGGCGCGGCCGCAGTACGGGCACGTTGCTGTCCAGATCATCAGTCCGCCCTTTCCACTCGGAGGGTCGCCGGCTTGTTGTTTCCCGGGCCGCCAACACCGGCTATCAGGGAGCCGGTGCTGGCGCCTTGGAAGATCTTGGCGGTGTATGTGTGGGAACCCGCAGCCGGGGTGTCGTAGATTTCGCCGTTCATCTTGATGGAGCTGGCCGCGGTTACCTCGTGGTAGAAGCACCAGCCGATCGCCGTTGTGTCGCGAAACATGACCACTACCGCCGCCGTCGCCCCGTTGATGACGTAACGCGGAGCATCGAACTCGACCTTGACGCGCGTGGCCCCGTCGTAGGTGTAGGCCGGTGTCGTGACTACCGCGTTGGCGCCCGCCTCCGTCGTCGCGGAGACGGCGAGCGTGGCCGTGTACGTCGCATATGCCAGCTCGCGGTTGCCTTTCGCGCCCTGCTCGCGCCACACGGCGCCGTCGTAGACGAACGAGACGATTTCGTTCGGTGCGCAGACGCGGTCTAGACCTATTGCCGTCCGGATGTTGCCGGCGCCGCCGCCCTGGTTGCGGATCGTCAGCGGGCCGCCCTTGATCCACAACCTGACCTGCTGCCCCGCGATGGCGCCGAGCGTGTCGACGAGGTTGTCGATCGTGGTGGTGCCGGTGACGCCGTGGAACTCGGCGGTCGGGTTGATCGTCGCCGCGGAGGCAAGGTCGGCGCCGGCGATAATCAGGTAGTCGACGTCGTTCTTGAGCTGGTTGTAGTTGGTGAGTCCGAACGCGGCGTTGCCGGCCGCCTTCACGTCAAGCGTGACAAGCCTTGCCATAGGTGCCTCCTAGTAGCGGAAGACGTCGGGGCCGTTCAGTGCGCTGTCCAACGCGAACGAGCGCGCAGCCCTCTTGGTGAGCGTGTAGCTGACACGGTGCGACCCGGTGTCAAGGGTGTGGGTGGCGCCCGCCACCAGGTAGTCCCCGGTGGTGCCGCCGAGCGGGTCAACGATCGTGAAGACCGTTTGCAATGCCGACCCGAGGATCAGGCTGGTGGTGGCGTTGTCGACGGCGAACACCTCAGCGGTCGCCGGCGGCTTCCCGTTGACGCCCTGGTAGACGATGTCGTCGGCGAGCAGCTGCACCCCGTTCGCAGGGACGTAGGGGGAGGAGATGCTTGGCGCGTCGCCACGGCCGAACCGCTGCTCCGCGAGCGCATCGACCTGCCCCCTGACGATCGGCGTCACCGGATCGGTTTTGGTGACGGTGACACGGGTGAGGATCGAGTCGGCGTCGATGCTCGACTCCAGATCCTCCAGGTTCACGACCGTCGACAGGATCCCGACCGGCACGCGGGTTTGCGGCATGTCGCGGGACTCGTAGACGAACACGCCGTCACCGCGGACGAACACGGTGCCGCGCTCGGCCGTCACGAGCAGCCCGAACAGCTGCAACGCCGACTGGCTGCCGTCGGCTCTGAAGTCGTCGAGGGTGTCGCCGCGCGCCAAGCTCCGCCACTCCGGCCACGTCCACCCCATCGCATCCAGCACCAGCCCGATCGCTGCCCCCGTCGTCGTCGGTCCCGTCGACGCGATCACCGGGAAGACGCGGCTCGCCCGGAACAACAGATCCTCGAAGTAGAGCTGGCAGGAGCGGGTCGACGCACGCCAGGGGGCGCGGCGAAGGAACCCGTAGAAGACGCCATACTTGACGTTCGGGATGGTGTAGGCGGCGGTGTTGAAGGGGCTGGCGCCGGTGCAGACGGCGGCGGGGGAGCGGTCGTTGATGTCGGCGGGCATCGGCTCACGACCCGCGACGAGCTCCGTGTGGATCCACGCGGCGTCAGCGTTGGTGGGGATGCCGGTGAGCGTGGCAGCCCACAGCGCGTCAAGGTCGCCGGGGAAGCCAACGAAGCCAGTGACTAGACGGGCGATGTCGAAGAGGCTGGCCGCGATCGTCGGCGCGCTTCCCGCTGGCGTCACGAGCGTCGTGAACGGCGATCCGTTGACCGACACGCCAAGCTGCGTATCTGTCCCCTTGAGGATGATCGTCGCCAGGTCGTTCGCGGCGAACGTGACTGCTTTGACGCAGGTGTACTGCCCGGCGGCGGTCGACTTCCGGGCGAGTTGAATGTCGGTCGACGTGAGGTAGGCAGCAATGAAGTTGCCTGTGTTGTCGGCCAACTCGAACAGGCCGGGGTTCGGGTTCGGCTGGGCGCTGGACGCGTAGGGGATGCGGACGCGCATCGCAATAGCGAACTGCGTGGCGCTGCCCAGCAGTGGCGCCGGGCCTTGCAGCCTGCCCGCCGGGATCGTGCCCTCGCAGTAGGGGAGAGCGACCGGGCCAGCGTTGAACATGACGCCGTCGATCAGCCAGTCCTGGGCGCTCCCGTTGTAATAGATGAGTCCGAGGGCTGCGGCGGTGGCACCGACCGGGGCAACCCCGGTGACGGAAACCCGCTGCCACCCGGCCGCGTTTGCCGTCACGAGTACCTCGGTCGCCACCCCGGCGTTCCAGAGAATGCGGAGGTACTCCGTTCCGCCGCCGGTCGCGGCCCGTATCCACATCGAGAGGGTGTACGTCGAGCCTGCGACGACGGCCGGTGACGGCCCGTTGAACACGCAGTTGAAGCCGCCCGGCGTGGTCGCTCGAAGGCACTTACTACCGAACTTGAAATCGGCCGCGTACTGAGCCAGCGTCGCTCCCGATCCGTACGGATCCCATCCGGCGGTGCTCGTCTCGACGCCGCCGTTCGGGCAGAGGTTCTGCCGCTGCTCGTAGATCCCGAACGACCCGTCGTTCAGCCGGCCGTCGCCGTCAACGCCAACGGCACGGGATGCGTCGGTGATCTCAAAGCCGCTGGTTAGGAACTGGCCGCCCGGCCCGTCACCGATGTCAGTCAGCCTCCCCGGCCGGATCGGCACAAACCCCGGAGACACACTGTTGAGCGGTGACAACGGGTTGTTGGCGTTCCAGTAGCCGGGAGCATCAGGCCGAGACACGGTCGCGGTCAGCGACGACGGCTGCACCCTCCCGGCGAGACTGTCGCTGCCCCGGTTCACCGTGATCTCACCGACAAGATCAGCCGAGATGTCGTCATAGGTGCCGGCGAACCCCCCGAGGTCGGAGAGCACATCGGGCCCGTCAAGGGCGCTGGCGAGGGTGAACACCCCGGCGACCGCCTCGTTGAAAGCCATCTCGAGCTTGCGGGCCATCAGACGCCAAGCACCTTGTCGAGATAGGGCTTCAGCTCACGCGCGACCTGCTGCTTGTTACCACCGATGAAGGTGCCGCCGTGGAAGTGCACATGGTCTTCTCCGGTCATCCGGTTCGCCCCGACACCCGACCACGTTTCGCCCTCATGCACGACCGCGACGCCCGTCTGCTCGACGTAGCCGCCGACGTCGAGCTTCGGAAGCTGATGCGTGATCCGCCGGCCCGCCGCAGCCATCGCAGCCACCGTGCCCGGCGCGACGAACCGGGCGCCGCCGGCCGCCTGGAAGTCGAAACCCGTGGAGACGGTGCCGCCCGGTGCCGTCTCCTGACCCGGATCAACGAGCGAGCCGGTGTCGATGCCCTGACCGGCCGCCCACTCAAGGAAGTCCGAATACTTCTTCTTCTTCCTCCCGATCCAGACCGTCCAGTCGTTCAGGTTGTCCTGAAGCTTCGTAGCCTGGTCGACGTTCAGATCCTCGAGCTTCTCCCACTGCTTGGCGCGAAGATCCGTGTAGGCGTTCTCCAGGTCGGTTTCCTTCTCGCCCAACGCGTTCAACTGGGCGGTGCGCTGATCCTGGTAGGCCTGCTCCGCGTCGGTCTCCAAGTCCTGCATCGCCTGCAGCTGGGTGGTGCGCTGATCCTGGTAGGCCTGCTCCAGATCGGTTTGCTTGTCCTGCATCGCCTGCCGCAGCGCGTCCCGCTGATCCTGATACCTGGCCTGAGCGTCCGTCGCGGCAAGGTCAGCCGCGACCCGCGACGCGTCCGCGGCCGTCTGGAGCGCAACCTGCTGGTCGTCGAGCGAGAACCCCAGTGCTAGCGCCGCCTTCTCCTCCGGCGTCGCAGCGTTCGCGAGCTGGTCGGCGCGGCTCTTCGCGAGGTCCGACGCGGCACGCTTCGCCAGGAAGTCCGCATACGCCTTCTCAGCCGGCGTCTGCGCCGGGGCCGCCAGCTTCCCGAGCCCCAGCTTCGTTGCCTCATCGAACTCCTTCAGCTGCCGCGAGAACGCGACCTGCATGTCCTTGATCGTCCGGCTCGTCTCGGTGTTGAAGGCTTTGCTCTTGATCCCGAACGCAACCTGCATGTCCTTGATCGTCCGGCTCGTCTCGGTGTTGAAGGCTTTGCTCTGCTCCGAGAACGCCGTCTGCATGTCCTTCAGATGCCGTGAGGTCTCGGTGTTGAAGGCTTTGCTCTGCTCCCTGAACCCGCGCTGCTGGTCGCGCAGAACGTGCGACATGTCGAGAGACAAAGCGCGGTTGAAGAGATCCTTCGTGTAGGCCGCCGCCTCAGCCGCCTTCCGCGCGTTCGCGAGGATCTCCGTGTGGAGCACCTTGCCCCACTTGGCGAGCTCGACCTTGTCTTTCGCGAGGTCGGCGGCGCTCATGTGGATGTGGAGCTTGTCGCGGAGCGCCTCAATGTGCCTGACCGCGTTCAGCTCGGTCGCGTCGAGGGCATCCGGAAGAGCTTCAAGGATGGCTGCGACGCGTCCCTTGGCGGTGATGATCGCCGCCTCGGTCGCGCCCTTCCACGGGATCTTCTTCGGCTTCGGCACGTTCTTCGTCCACGGCGGCTCGGCGCCGAACGGCGACGTCGTGTCGCCCGTCGCACCGGCGGCGAGCTGCACATGGTTGACATCCCCGGCGACGGTTTCCAGCCCGAACCGTGCGAGCACCGACTGCGGCAACGAGCTCAGCGGCACCGCCTTCCCCTTGATCATGATCGTGCCGTCGAGCGCGTTGCCGGACTCGTGCGGCGATGTGCCCGGCCGCGCGATCGGGTTCCCGTTCGGCATCCGGCCCGGATGACCGGCCCGCACCGACGCATCCCACAACGCCTGCTGCTTCTCCGTCGACCGGGCGCCGGAAATCACGTTGATCTTCGCGCTGTCGTAGTACTTCGACAGCCCCTCGAGCGCCGCAACGAGCGTCGACGACTCGCCCTGCACCGAGCCGGTGAACGTTGAGGACGTAGACGAAGAGCCGCCGCCGGTCTTCTTCGCTGCGGCGGCGCCGGCCCGGAACGCTGCCAGCAGGTTCGCCGGCAACCCTTGTGGGGTGCCGAAGTCGCCGCCGTTCGCTGCGGCCGGCTGCGGCACATGCCCCTGGAACGTCTTCTTCCCCGACCGCCCGGCCGCCCATGCATCCGCGAGCGAGCTGCCGACGGGGTACGGGTTGTCGCCTCGAACCACATCGGCCGCGGTCGGCTCCGACAGATCCCAGCCTGTGCCCGACCCAAGGATCTGCCGCATGATCGCGATCGAGATCGCGATCGGCCCGAGCAGCTTCAACTTGGTGAGGTTCGCGAGCAGCGTCCCCGACTGCAGAGATGCGCCGCCGAGCGCCTCCATCCCGGCGAGCTTCGCGAACGACATCGCCCAACCGTTCACGAGCGAAGCGATCTTCAGCCCGATCAGGATCTCGAAGGTGGTTTTCCAGCCGCCGAGCAGATCGGCGACCTTCGCGAGGAGGGGCCAGAGTGTCCGCACCACACCGGCGGCGGCCTTCACGGTCGCTACGAACGCGGCGAGCGCCCCACCGACAACGTCACGGATCGTCTGCTTGTTCCGCTCGATGATCCCCGCCAGGGCGTTGAGCCCGTCGGTTAGATCCTTGACGGCGACCTTCGAGACCGGGTAGAGGGCGCCGCCGAGCGCACCGACGGCGTGGAGCAGGGATGCGAGGAGGCCGCCGACGAGCTGCAGCGAGGTCTTCGCTTCGTCCATCGCGTGCCCGAGCCCGCCGGTCGCCTCCTTCGCGCGCATCCAGGAGGAGGCCCAGCGTGACCCTGCGTCGATGCCCTGCACCATCCAACTGGTGAGCGGGATCGCGGCACGGCCGAGGACGCCGATCGCATCCGTGAGATGCAGTGCCGCACTCGACATCAGGATGAGGTTGTGTGCGCCGCTCGCCATCAGCGGCCCGAAGATCGACTGGAACTCCGCCGAGCCGAAGTAGCGGCCCCACGTGACGCCCGCGACGCCGATCGCATGGCCGAACTGCTGCACCGCGGTCGTGATCGCGGCGAGCGTCCCCGGCGACAACGCAGACTTCAACCCTGTCGTCAGCCCAGGAAACATCGATGCCCCGGCGGTCTCTTTCAGCTTGTCGAACCAGCCGTCCAGCGACCGCACGGTGAGGACGAACCCCTGCGCCGACTTGCCGAGGTCGTCGAAAGCCTTCTTGTCGCCGCCGATCGCCTTCCCGACGCCCTGAAACGCGAGCGCGAGCGTACCGAGCGCCCCCGCCCCCGATGTGGCGAGCACGGGGATGGCGGCGAGCAGGCCGAGCGCGCCGGGTCCGGCTGCGGGGCCGAGCAGCGTCCCGCCGCCGATCGCCGCGCCAAGCAAACCGATCCGTCCGAAGCCGGATCCGAACGGGCCGACACCGACGCCCGGGTTGCCGCCCCCACCGCCACCGGGGACGAATCCGCCACCGCCGCCCGCGCCACCGGCGCCCATCCCGGCGAGCCGCACCGATTCGACCGCCCGGCGCGCCTCGTTCGCCTCGCCGGTGATCCCCTTCAGCTTCCGCTCGATCCGGTCACCCGCAGCCGTCGACTCCGCAGCCTGGCCGGCACCGATCTTCACCCGCTCAATGTCGGCGCGCGCCCGCTCCGCCTCAGCGCTGATCCCGGCAAGCGACCGCTTCATCTTGTCCGACACGCCGGCGGTCTCCGCCGCCTGATCCGCCTTCATTCGGATCTTTTGCAGCTGCTCCGTCGCCATGTTCGAGACGGCAGCGAGCGCGTCGAGGGAGTGCTGCATCTCGTTGACCGTTGAGCGGCCACGCTTCATGCCCGTTTCGAGCGGCTCTAGATTCGCTTCCAGGTCGAGTACGGCCTTGCCGAGTGACTCGCTCACGAGTTGCCCTCCGTCTCGTCGGCGTCGACGGGGACGCCGTCTGCGTTGACGTACTCGACCGTGATGCCCATAGCCGCGAGATCACGGCTGGTTGCGCGCTTCGCCTTCGTGGCGGCGCACCTGCACTTGGCCTGGCCAGAAACTGGCCCCACGCGATTAGGGACGAAGGGCGTGTACCTGCCGTAGTTTGGTGCGTACTCGATCCTTCCGACGTTCATGATTCCTCCCTGGCGGGCAGGCCGTCAGCGCCCACGTACTCGACGGCGATCCCCATTGCGGCCAGGTCGACGCTGGACGCGCGCGCCGCCCTCGTTTCGCCGCCAAGGATGTGCTGGTAGCCCCGCATCACCTCGCGGTGACCGCCGCTGGTCATGTGCGGCACCGACGCAGCCTCGATCGACCGAACCTGCTGCTCAGCCTGAAGCTGCGGAAGCATCTCCGTGTACGCCTTCAGGATCCACGCTGGGAGGTGGAACCACGCTTCTGGGTCGCCGCCGTAGAACGCTTGGAGCCGCGGGATGAGGCGGCCGTAGTCCGTCGGCTCCGCCGGTTCGGCTCCGCGTTTCCCTCGGCCGCTCCCCGGACATGCGCCGCCCAGGTGAACACGATCATTTCCTTCTGCTGCTCCGTCAGCGCCGCCAGCACGTACGGCTCGAGCGGCGTCATGAAGACCAGCTTCACCGTGTCGTCGAGGAGCTTCTTCACCTGCCGCTCCTGGGCCGCCGTCAGCTTCTTCAGCGCACGGAGCCGCTCGACTTCCTGGCTGCCGTGAAGGATCGACGCGTACTCGTACGGGCCGATGTCGGCGGTGTTGCGCAGCTCGTACAGCTTCTCCGTCGGCTTCGCCTTCGCGTTCCTCTTCGCGGTGATGTTGACGGTCGAGCGCTCGACGATCGTGGACAGGTTGAGGATCTCTTCGCTCATGACTGTGGGCCTCCCGGCTCTGTGTCGATTTCGAGTTGGATGCCGCGCTCCGCGCACGCCTGCCGCAGCTCTTCGAGCTGACGCATGAGGGTGCGGGCCTGCCGTCGGTGCTGGGACTCGGCCTGCTTGTGCGCGCGGGCTGCGACTTGGAGCGTCTGTGCCGTGCCCTGAAGGGCGGCTGTGACGCGGTCGCTGGACACGGCGGGTTACGCCGTCTGCACGACGAGCTTGCCGAACCCGAGGGCCAGATCGTCGAGCGCCTCGAACTGGCAGGCGAGCATCGCCGGCGCGCTCTTGGAGTGGACCGGGGCGGGGGACGCCGCCTGGAACACGATCGGCACCTGGTACTGGCACGGCAGCGCCTCGTTGACCGAGGAGACACCGCGGGCGAGGAGCGCGTAGTTCTTCACCGTGATCCCCTGCAGCAGGTTGATGTCCTTCGTTGCAGGCGGGCCGACGGTCGTGGTGACGAGGGCGTCGTTCAGCGTCTTGGCGTACTGCTCGATCGTCAGGTCGGCGAGCTCGAAGTCGATCAGGAACTGCTCGCCGGTGCGCCACGCCTTCCGGGCGGCGGTGCCGCCGGCCGGTGTGAACTTGTTGATCTGCTGCGGATGCGAGACGGTGACGCCCTTCTCGCCGTAGTTCTTCGTGCCGGACGCGCCCAGCTGGAACCATGCGCCGGGCGGGGCGGCGTTGACGAGCGGGAACACGGTACCGACGGGGGCGACGAACACCGTGAGGGGCGCCGCGACGATCTCGTAGGGGGCTGCCATGGCTTACTCGCTCTCCTTCGGGTTGATGTCCGCGGGCGTGTGCCCTGCGGCTTCGAGCGCGGCGACTTTCTCGCCGACGCTGAGCCTCTGCTTGCCTGCCGCCGGTGGCGGGAACGTGACCGCGAGCTTGGCCGCGAGCGCGTCGAGGGCGTCGTGGGTGGTCGGCCAGGTCGGGGCCGTCTCGTCAAGGACGGCGACGATCCCGTAGATGTCCGGGCTCGCCAGCAGCAGCTGCGCGAGCTCGTCGTCGACGTCGGCTTCGCTGCCGATGCCGAGGGTCAGCGTCTCGCTGAGCTTCAGCAGGCCGGGGCTGTCGTACCGGATCCGCGTCATGGCTGCTGCACCACGGCGACGGTCAGGCCGGTGATCTCCGACAGGGTGAAGCTGACGTCGTTGTTGGCGTCGTTGTAGAGGTCGGGGGAGAACGGGCCGACGAACACGTCCCCGACGGCGGCGGGGACGTTGAACGGCACGTTCGCGACCGCGTGGCCGCGGACGACTTGCGCCGTTGCGACGGTGACGGCGCAGATCCCGGCACCGGTCTTTTTGAAGTGCAGGATCGTCTTGCCGTTGTTGCGGAACTTGTACGTGTTCGCGAGGGAGAGGCCGCCGGTGTAGGTGGCGGCAATTGCAGCCTCGGTGACCACGTCCGGGTTCAGGACGACAGTTGCCATCTAGCTTCCTTCCTGGAGAGGGGTAGAGCGGGGTGGGCCGCGCTACGCGGCTGCGACTTCGGAGTGCAGCACGAGCCACGAGCTGTAGGTGACCGGCCACTGCTTCACCGGATCCCGTGCCGTCGAGCCCTTCGACGACACCTCAGCCGAGTGAACGAGGACGCCCGCGGACTTGACGCGCCTGATCGCCTTGAGCACGTCGTAGGCGGCGAGGTAGACGAGCCACGACTCGTGGATGGACTCGCCGTAGCAGATGACGTCTATGCGGGTTTTCCCGTAGTCCTGGTAGCCGCCGCCCGGCCCGCCGGGACCGCCTGCAGGCTTCAACACGATGCACGCCCTCGGCATGTTCTTCGTGTCTGCCTCCGGCAGCTCGCCGCCCATGATCCGTGTCGCGACACGCTTGGCGAGGGCCGCGTCGGCCCGCAGGACGAAGCGGACGGCCTCGACCGGGTCGACGCTCACGAGAGTCTCCGCCGGATCTTCGACGCGAGCGTCGGGAAGCTCCTGTCGCCGGCGGGCCGCAGCGTCGGGCGCGCGAACTCGTGCGTCGTCCCTTCGTCATGAAAGAGCCCGTAGAAGCCCTGCTTCTTCGTGTAGCCGATCCGGCCGACGAGCCGGCTCCTCCCGATGCGGCGCGCGCGTGCGGTGACGATGTTCGCTTCGAGGCGGCCGTCCCGGTTGACCCACGGATGCGACACGGACGCGTCGTCGTCGGTCTCCTGCGTCGTCTCGTCGATCGACAGCCTTGCGGCCTCGGCGACGCGGGCGAGCAGACCTTCACCGTCCCAGTCGAGCCGGGCGCGCGACGCCATCAGGAGATCCTCACGAGGACGAGGTCGAGGTGGTCTGCGTGGCGGAGCACCGCCCGAATCCCGGTCGGGCCTGCGAGGAAGACGGCGCCGCGGTGTGTGATGTCGCCGAGACGATCCTGCTCCGTCACGTCGGTGCCGAGCGGAACGATCAGCCGCACCTCCTCCACCACGACGTTCGTGGTCTCGTTGATGGTTTCGTGGCCGGCGGTCGCCCAGGCGCGACACGGCACACCAACGAGGTAGGGCTGCCAGTTCGGCACGTCGGGGTTGCCCCAGCCGCCGTCGACGCCTGCGCTCGCGTCCCGCTGGATGGTGACCAGGTGGGTGAGCGACAGCCGGGAGGAGACGAGACTCATCGAAGCCCGATCGAGCCGGCACGACGGCGCAGCAGTTCGTTCAGCTCGGCCTTCTCCGCCTTGGTGAGCAGAAGCCCGCGCGGCGGCGCGCTGTACGGCGCGTAGGTGACCTGGGTGCCGGCGACGGCCTCCTGAATGACGCTGCCCGGGTTCACCCACACCCGGGTGACCATCTCCATGCAGACGGTCTTCACGAGGGTCGGGATCGCGATCGTCGCGTATCCGTGCGTGTACGTGACGACAATGTCTTTCCACGGGTAGCCCCAGCCGGAGTTCGGCAGCCCGAACGACGCCTGCGGTAGCGCGTTCATCCGGACGAGCTCGTCGCCGTCGAGATAGAAGTCTGTCCCCGCGACGAGCGCTACCCCGTCGAGGGTGACGCTCGCGACGGAGACGACGGGCCGTTGCGGCAGCCGGATGCGGTTCGGGTAGTCGCCCTTCCGCGTGAACACCTCGCCGGTGACGAGAGAGATCGTCTGCTTCGTCCCGTCCTGGATCAGCCCGGATGCGAGCGTGAGCAGCGCGTTTGCGCGCGTGATCTCTGCGTTGGTGAGGGTGAGGCCGAGCCGGTCGCCCAGCTCGGCCGCTGTCGCAAACTGCGCCACCCTCGCCCGTTACTCCGCGGCCTTCGCGGTGATCGCGGCGATGGCCTTCGCCTTCGACGTCCCGTTCTTCCGCAGCGACGCGAGCGTCTCCGGATCGACGCCGATCTGCTCGGCGTGCTCGATGAGCTCGGTGAGCTTCATCTCGCCGAGCGGCTTCTCGACCGGCGGCTCGACGCCCTGCTCGCCGTCGGCCGGGGCCGCCTCCACGCCGGCGGGGCCGGTGAGCAGGTCGGCGATCGCCGCATACGAGTCGTCGTCGACGGGGACGAGCTTGCGGTCGCGCACCTGGTCGGCGAACACCTCGGACAGTGGGAGCTCGAACTCCCAGACGACGCTGCCTTCACCGCGGAGCTTAACGATGGTGCCCATCGCTACGCCGTCCTCGGCATGTGGATGGCCTTGATCGTGCCGGTGGTGCCCGCCTCGAGGTCGATCCAGAGCGACCCGTCGGCCTGCGAGAACCGCGCGGATGTGAACGGGCCGATGCGCCGGGTCGCGGCGTTGATCGCGATGACGAGGTCGCCCTGGCCGGCGGCGAGCGCCGGCGGGTTCGCGCCCGCCTTGATCGTGATGTTCTTCGCGCCGGCGAACGTCTGGTTCACGTCGATGACGAGTTCCTCGAGCGGGACGCTGCCGGGCACGTAGTGGCCGTTCGCGACGTCGACCGCGTTGCCGGCCGGTTCCGCGACGCTGGCGTTCGCCACGAGATCCGTGACGGTGAGGAGAGTGCGTGCCATTCGTGTGGCTCCTTGTTCAGAGGGTCAGGTCGGATCGCCGACGGTTACGTCTGCGACGCCTGGCAGGTCACGATGCCGTCCGGGCGCATCAGCTTGCCGCCGTACAGCTGGAGGCCCTTGACGGCGTCGCCGAAGCTGTCCTGCGGCCGGTACGCCTCGACCGAGTTGATCTGCTGCGCGTACGAGATCGCGCCCTTGTAGCCGGCGATGACGATGTTGTCGTCGCCTCCGGGGAACGGCGTGTTGTTCGACATGCGGATGTCGAAGCCCGCCGCCTCGCCGACCTTGCCGTTGATCGACGCGGCCGGCTTGCCGCTCGCGTCGGCGCGGATGAAGCGGTCGTCGCGGAGCATGCGGCCGTGGAACCACGGCGGGATGACGCACCAGCGGCCCTGCGTCGGGACGTTCGCCTCGTCGAGCTTGACCTTCAGCGGCACGAGGACGTTGTCGTACGCCGTCAGCGGGGTTGCGGCCGTGACCGGGATGATGCCGAGCGCGTTCGCCGCGATGACGCCGGTGTAGAGGCCGGCGAGGAACTGGTCGACCTTGTCGGCCAGCCCATAGGCGGACTCCGACAGCAGCTCCGGCAGGAGGCTGCTGCGCGCCTGCCGCTTGTCGACGTCGTCGATCTCGAAGGCGAAGAACTTCGCCTGGTCGATGAGCAGCTTCCGCTGCACCGTCTGCTGCTGCTCGGGCGAGATCACCGTGACGCCCGGGACGTACGTGTTGATCGTGGGCCGCGAGACGGAGTTCACCGTGACGGTGTCGCCGTACTCGTTGATGTCGCCCTCGTAGTCGCTGTTGACGACGTCGCCGTAGGCGAGCGCCTTCTTGAGCGAAGAGAGGATTTGGGCGGCCCAGACCTCCGGCTTGAAGGTATCGACAGACATTCATTGCTCCTTGTGGAAGGGGTTACTTCGGAGTGCTCAGGTATGTGTCCAGGCGGCCCTCGGCGAGCGCCGCCGCGATCTGATCGGCCGACATGCCGTCGGTCGATGCGAGCTGCTCGACGCCGCTACCGCCGCCGACGCGAGCTCCCTGGTCTGCCGCACCCGGGGTGCGTGTGCCTCCACCGGCCAGGTACGGCTTGGCCGTCAGGAGTGAGTCCATCGCCTCGGCGAGGTTGGTGGGGGCGCCGCTGTCGTCCAGCGTCAGGGTGGTGCGGTCGAGCAGCGCGAGCGCGGCGTCCGGGTCGACGATGTTCTTGCGTGCTGCCTCGGCGACGATCGCGGAGCGCAGCGTCGTCTCCTTCGCCGCCTCTGTCGCGGCCTTCGCCGCGGCTTCGGCCTTGTCGGCGCGCGCCTTCTCCTTCTCGAGGTCGGACTTGTTCGCTTCCTTGATCTGCTCGAGCTCGGCCGCGGAGGCCTTGAGGGCCTCGTAGTCCTCGGGCGGCGTCGCCTTGGCGCGCGCGACGCGCTCCTGGACGATCCGGTCGACGTCGGCCTGCGTGAACGTCTTGTCCTTCGCCGCTGCCGCGGCAGCGGCCTCTGCGGTCTCACGGGCGGCCTTCTCTTCCTCGGTCTCCTCGCCGCCGCTGATGATCGGCACGATCCGGCCGCGGTAGAGGTATGCCTGTCCGGCGGCGAGCGCGGCGCGCTCCCGGTCCGTGAGTGTTCCTGCCGTGGTCGGCGTCATCGTGCGTTCCTCTCTGTTGAGTAGCCCGGCGGTCTAGCGCCCGCCGTCAGCGCTTCGTTACTTGCCGCCCCAATCGATCAGCGGCATTGCCTTGGCGATCGTCTTCGCGAGCGCGTCGACGGTGTACTCCATCGCGCGTCGGTAGCTGTCGCAAAAGACGTAGTAGACGGGCTTCCCGAGCGCGCCCGCGAGGTCGGTCTGCACCATCCTCCAGGTCACCTCATGGTGAGCGTGAAGCAGTTCGTGGACGACAGTCTCGCGCTGGTCGGCCGGGTCGCGATCGCGGAAGTTCGTCGCGAACGCGATGGTGACGTGCCGCTGGCTGAACGTGCAGACGGCTGAGCCCTCGAGGTCGTCGGCGCAGGGGTCGTTGTCGATCGTGATCGTCCAGTCGCGCAGCTCCATCGCGTCGGCTACCCACCGCACGTACTTCTCGAGCGCCTTTCGCTCTCGCTTCGTCACGCCGGCGTCGCGATCAGCGATGTGAGGTCGAGCGAGCCGAGGCTGATGGTCTCCTTCGGGATCGGCTCCTCGTATGCGGTCAGGCGCGGCCCGACCGGCGACCAAGACTCGGCCATCAGCCGTGGGCCTAGTTCCGGATCCATCTCGACCCGAACCGTGGTTCCGATAGACGCGACCGGCTCCGTGCCCCACAGGCTTTGCACGGTGCATTGGCACGATTCGTGGAGCGGAAGCAGATCAGAGATTCGGTAGGTGCGCGTGGCGGCTGCGGCGCAGAGCGCGCACGGATCCGAGCCGGTGACGCGCCGGTATCCGACGATCCGAATGTCCCCCGTCGCCTGCTCTGCCGTCGCCTGCATCCAGTCGCGCGCTGCGTGCGTCTGCGCGAGCTGCAAGTCCGTCGCGGCAAGCTTCGTAACGCTCGCCTGCGCCGCCTTGACAGCGTCGCCCGGGTGGGCGCCGTCCTTCACCAGCGCTCCGTACGCGCCGAACGGACGCCCGTACACCACGTCTGCCGCCACACCGCGAAGCGCGGCGGTCGAGTACTTCGCCGGGTCGAGTCCGACGCGAGCGCCGCTGCCGGTCGCCTGGATCGCCTTCGCGGTCATGTACGCGTCGACGAGCCTGACGGTGTGCGCCTGACCCGCGGTGACGAGCCTGACGATGTGCGCGATCGCGCGCTGCCTGTCCTTGTACTGCGACGCCCACGCTGATGCTGCCGCCGCGACGACGGTCGCGTTGAGGCGGAGGCGCTGCGACTGGTAGGCGGCGTCGATCTGGGTTTGGGCCTGGCTGGTCACAGGATGTTTCCGGGGATCAGCAGCAGCATTGGTTTGCGGCCGGCCGCCAGCCGGCCGTGAGAGACCAAGCGGGTGTGCGGTAGCCAGAGCAGCACCTGGCAGGTGCGCGACCGGCGGCGCCGGGCGAGGCGGGAGATCATGCCGGGCCCGCGATCAGCTTCCGGGCCTGCTCCTTTGTGACGATGCCGCCGTACATGCTGCTGGCCAGCGACTTGCAGTAGTGGGCGAGCAGCGCGCGGCGCTCCGGCCGCGGCAGCGTGGTGAGGGTCGCGTACTGGGCGCGGTACGCCTCGAGCTCCTGCTCTAGCCGGAACTGCGGGTCGTCGATGTAGCGGCGCCACCACGCCTCGGGGCCGCCTGACCGGGCCTGCTGGGCGAAGTGCGTGGTCTCGTGCGCGATCAGGTCGGCGGAGAGGTTGACGTTGGCGGGCGAGTAGATCGTGTCGCCGTACGCGAACACCGTGCCGGGCGGCGGGTTGAACCTCGCGCGGAGCTCGTCGATGTTCGGCGGGAACCCCTTCACGATCTTCGTGCTCATGCGGGGTTACCGTTCGGCGCGGGCGGCGGGTTGAGGATCTGCTGCATCAGGGCGTCGCTGGCGCGCATCCCCGCGAACCGCTGGATCTGCGTCTGCGTGTACCCGAGCGTCTCCAACGCAGCCTCCCACGGGATCAGGCCGCCTGAGAACTGCTTGATCACGGCGTCGGTTGTCTCCGCGATCGTTGGTGTGGACGGGTCGGCCCACACGATCTCTGAGTCGACCGGGGCGTCGGGTTCGCCGGCGAAGCTGCGGGCGAGCCGGATCGCCTCCTCCAATCCCTCACCGAACGGCCGCTGCTTCCGCTCCGTCTTCTTCACGAGCCCCGACTCCGCCGACCGGATCGCGTCCCCGGACGGCGACTGGCCCTCCTGGATCAGGTAGTGCCGCGGCGTCCGTGTCGTGACGGCGATGTGAAGCACCTTCTGCTCGATCGCCTTGACGTACGGGGCCAGGTCGGTCTGCGAGAACTCGCCGAAACGCACCTGTCCGCCGTTGCCGTCGGTGGCGTCCTCGGACACCCAGAGCTTCTCGATCGAGACGTCGAACGGCTCGACCGGCTTGCCGGTGGTGGTGTCCTCCATGAGCGTGAGGCCGACCGCCCACCGCTGCCGGTGCGCACCGAAGTAGCCGGCCAGGGCGAGTAGGAACAGGAACCCGTTGATCTGGTTCTGCACCCGGTAGACGTCGGCGAGCTCCGACTCTCCTTCGCAGAGCAGCCGCGGCCGGTTTCGGAGCGGCACGATCGGCACGATCCCGAGCGGGTTCTCGACGAACAAGTCCGGCAGTTCCGTCCAACGCGTCGGCTCGGACGAGTCCGCCTGGTTCTCGGTGGCTTCGGGCGCCTCGAACTTGTAGATGCCGTCGGGCAGATACACGTTTCCGCGGCGCTTGCCTGTCCAGTCGTCACGCCACACCTTCAGTCCCGCGGCGCGACGGCGGTAGTTCGAGCCTGGCTCGTAGCCGACGATCGTTTGCGACGCGTCCTCGACCGCGATCACGGGATGCTTGTCGCCCGCCCACACCGACAGGTACGAAACTCCCTTGACGAGAGCCTCGAGCAGCGCGGTCTGCGATTCGGCGTCCATCTGGTTCGCCTGCCAGATCCGCCACGAGTCCTTGTCGGCGACCGCGTCATTCTCGGCGCTCAGCCGAAACCCCTCGACCTTGAGCCGCTCCTCGACCGCGTCGACGACGAGCCGCATGAAGTTCGTCCGGCTGTCGTCGAGCAGCCGCCGGAACTCGTTGCGCATCTTCGACTCGTGCGCCTTCGTCAGGAACGGCAGCGGATGGTCGCCGAGGTAGTAGCTGTTCATCAGCGCGATCTGCGGCTGACGTTCGGCGATCTCCTTCTCGAGCTTCGCCAGCCACCACGCGGGCGTCCCGATCTTCGGCGGCGGCGGCGTTTTCACGCGGCGAGCCGCTCTTCGCGCGTGACGGCGGCGATCGCGGCGGCCTCAGGGTTGGTGCCAGGGATCGCCCCGCCGACGCTCGGCCCGATCGCCGGAATCCCGCGCAGCCTGCGCGGGTCGCCCGGCTTCGTCAGCTCGCGCCGCAACGGCAGCGGCTTGTCGGGGTTCGCGGCGATCGCGTCGGCGAGCACCTTGGCCTGGATGCGCAGCATCCGGCGGCGTTCGAGCAGCGGTGATGTGTCACGGAATCGGGGGAGGAGCCGGGCCTCGTCGAGGCTGGTTGGGCTGTTTTTGGGCATAAAAAAGCCCGCTTTCGCGGGTGAGGGCGCACTACTGACGTGGGGGGTGCGTGCGCTTTTCAGCGCTCGCCGGGTGAATGTAACACCGTCGGCGGACGGCATCACCGGCCCCTCGTCGCCCGGTTACAGACCTGGTGCTCAGGCCCGGTGTAGCGGCTCCGGTCGTTGTCGTCATGGCCGAGATCCCACGCCGTGCCGGGAACGATCAGGATGCCGCACCGGGTGCAGTTCACGCCGCCCGCCTCGACGCGTGGCGCCCACTCGCGGCGCAGCTGTTGGTGGGCGGGGCCGTAGCCGCGCTCAGCCGACGACGGCCGGGCCGCGTCGGCCTGCTTGTATCTGGCGGCGCGGCAGTCGTCGCAGAGGCCGGAGGGATGGTCGGTCAGGTCGGCGCAACCCGGCGTCGAGCACACGCGGGTCGCACGACGGGCGCGCCCGGGCATCAGTGGAACCCGGCGACGCGCCGCTTGCGCTGCTTGGCGCCGGCGGCGATCGCGTCGCCGCGGCACTCCCACGACAACACTCGGGCCATCGCCGCGTCGATCTTCCGGGGCGAGTCGGGCCGGTCTTTCGAGAGCGTGTGCATCTGCCGGTGGTCGTCGTCGTAGACGTTCAGCAGCTGCTTGCGGGCGTTCTTTGTGTGGCGGGCGAGGATCTCGTCGCCGTCGTCGCTGGCGTCGCCCGCGGCCGCGGCGTCCCGGAAGCCGCGGACGGCCCAGGCGATCTGGCGGGGCCGGTTCGTGTGCCAGGCGAGCACCTTCTTCTCGCCCCAGCGGGCCTGCCACTTATCGAGAAGGTGGTCGATCCACTGCGGGTCGACGTAGACGCGCCAGACGTCGTACAGCTGGAACGCCTCGATCATCGCGCCGTCGACCGCGTCGAAGGGATGCTCGTAGTCGTCGCCGGCGTCCTTCGGCCGCTCCCAAATCCCGAGCGGCCACTGATGCCCCGTCGCGATCTCGGTCGCGACGATCGCTAGCGCGTCGACGAACCGGGCGCCGTCGACGCCGATCACGATCAGTGCACGCTCCGGCACCACGTGTTTTCGGCTGGCGAGCTTGTCGACGAGCTCGGGCGGGAATGCGGCGTCTTCGCCGGCGAGCTTGCGGTTGAGGAAGAACCGTTCGGCCTGCGACGCCTCGCCGCGCGCGAGCAGCGCCTGGATCTCTCCGTCGATGCGGTCGAGGTCAACCCACCACGAATCGCCGTACACCTTCTTGAGCATCTTTCGGCGGTCCTGCTTGTTGCGGACGGAGCCCGCGCCCGGCTCGACGTCATCGCGGTAGACACCAGGCTCGCCGGACTCGCCGGTGCGCTGCGCGACCGACTCTTCGCGGGGATCCCACGCGTTGCCCGTCTCCAGGAACCGTCCGCCCATCCCGGAGAGGTTGCGGCGCTGGTTGTCGGCGAGCAGCCGGCCGCCGTTGCGCTCGAGCCACGAGTGCGCCTCGTCCTGCACGGCGAACGTGATCCGCTGGCCGAGCCTCGACCGCGCCGACGAGGTGACCGGCTCGATGCGGCCGCCGCCCGGGAGGTTGATGCGCGTCTGGCCGGTGTCGGGGATGTCGGCGTGGATCGCTCCGAGCTCGATCATCGGCTGGAGCGCCCGCCAGACGTTCGCGGTCTGATCCTCGGAGACGGCCGCGATCTGAATCCAGGGTGTCGCCCACGGCCGCCCGACCGGCTCGCCGCGCGCGTCCCACCCGTCGAAGAGCACCGGCCCCTCGTCGTCGGCCTCGGCACAGACGACTGCGGCCGAGAACGGCCCCTTGCCCCACTTCTGCGGGCGGACGACCTGGCCGCCCCGGAAGTAGATGAACGCGTTGCGCCAGCCTCCGCGACCGCCGTTCGCGTCGGGGTCGTACACAGCGGCGGGGTTGATTCTGTAGAGCCAGAGCAGGATCCGCAGCTGTTCGTCGGTCAGGCGGTACGGCTCGCCAGCGTGCTCACCGTCGGGGATCGCGCACTTGGCCTCGATCAGGTCGGCGACCTGGTAGCCGAGCGTCGGGAACTCTCCAGGGTACTCCGGGTCGCGCCAGCCGCCGTGGCCTCGCGGCCGTCTCGCCACTCGCGCCATCAGCTCGCCGCCGGGTCGACCGCGCGCAGCCGCCGCACCGTCGCGAGCGGCCGCTGCTCTTCCGGCTCGTCGTCAGCGGCGGCGATCCGCCAGCGCAGGTCACGCTTCCCCTTCGGCGTCAGCCCGAGCGAGTCCATCCGCAACCGGATCTCGTTCGCCATCTTCCACGGCGCGGCCGCGTGCAGCCGGATCGTGTCGACCGCGTAGGCAACATCCGCCGGCGACCACTGCGCCGTCACGGGATCCCGCCGCCACGCGTTCCAGAGCTCGCGCGTCGTGTCCGGCCACCCGTGGTCGACGCCGTCGTGATCGACCAGAGGCGACGCCTTCGGCAGCGTCGACAGAACCGGCCGCTCGAGCGGCTGCAGATCCTCCCACTCGCCGCGCATAGGAACGTTGCGCCGCCGCCGATTCTCCTTCGGCGCAGGGCCTTTACCGGCCATCGCGACTCTCCCTCGCTTTCCTCTCGTCAGCGAGTCGAACACGACGGACGAGCCGAGCGAACACCGGAAGGCGCGCCTCAACGGCGTCCCTCGGCGCCCAGTCGCGCTCGAGCGCCGCACGAAGTCGCAGCGCCGACGGCTCTCTACCGGCCATCTAGCTCCTCCCATGAATCAGGCTTGTCGACCTCGACCGCGACGACGCGCCACCAAGCGCGGCCTTCACCACCAGCTTCGACGTAGGCGCGCGCACCGGCCTCGGTCGAAAACGCGCCCATGACATCGCTGCACGGGTCGCCCGGATCGCCGCCAAGGACGAGGAAAACCTTCATGTCAAGCGTCCCAGACCCGTACACAAGGCGAACGACTGAACCCAGCGGTCTTGTGTCGTTGGGTCTAGTGGTGGTACCCCGGGTGGTGAGTGGGGTTGCGAGTGGTGTTGGTGTGTTGGCATGGTCTGTGGAGTGTGCACGTGGGTCATGCTGCTGCTCTTCGTTCGAGTTCTCTGGTGATGCGGTCGAGTGCTCTGTCGATGCGTCCTCGGGCTGAGTCGCGGCTGACGCCTACAGCCATGGCGATGGTCTTGTAGCCGGCGTCGCGTCGCCAGTAGTCGAGGGCAATGAGCTGTTCTTTGGTGCAGACCTGCTGGGCGACTGTCCACTCTTCGAGGGTGAGACGTGACGGCATCAGGCGGCGTCGGCTGGGGTGAGGGAGGCGGTCAGCGCGTCGCTGAGCTGGGCCGGCGCCGGGGTGCTGGTGGTGCCGAGCAGGGCGTTGATCGTGTCCGTGTCGAGCCAGTGGACGACGTCGTAGTGCTCGCGCAGCTGCTGCTCGGTGCGGAACGTGAGGCTGCGGCACGGCCGTTCCGGCGGTGGTGCGTTGCAGCACAGCGGGTGTCCGGGCCGCGCTGGGCCGCTCCGGGCGGGTGGTTCTTTCCTCGTAGAGGGGGGTGGTTCTTTTCTTTCACCTTCGTATTCACCTTCAGTCCTTCGTAATGTCGGTGCTTCGTCTCCGCTTTGTCGTTGCGTTGTCGCCGTATTTTCTGCCCGTTTCCAGGCTTTTTGTGAAGCGTCTTGCTGCCGTCGAAACTCCGTGTTCCATTCGTCCCAGTGCCGACAAACGATCGTTGTGACCTCGCCTGAGGCTCGTCTAGCGGTCGAGTGCAGCTGGCCGGTGTACGTGAAGAAGGTGCGCAGGCTGAACTCGGGCTCGTCGCCGAGCAGGCCGAGCTTCTCCCAGCCATCGCTCTCGCTGACGTAGACGAACTCGCCTTGCGTCGTGCCGCGCTTGCACGCAGCCAGGTAGAGCATCCAGACGAGCAGCCCGTCCCGTTCAAATTTCGCCTTGATTCGGCTGCTGAACCGATCGTGGCCGGCCTGGCTGGTCAGCGGGACGTACTGGCGGCGGCGCTGATCCGTCACGCGAGCCGCCAGAGCCAGAGCGTCTTCCGGCCATGCGCGGCGTCACTGGCGTACTGCTTCCGAGACCAGGCGCCGCCGCCGCCCGATCCTGCTGTCTCGCGGATCTTCTCCCAGCCGTCGAAGCGGTAGATGCGGCCGTCGTGCCGGTCGTTCTTCGAGTAGGCGATCGCGACGAGCGGCCGCAGCCCTCGCCGCGGGCGCGGGCAGCACCATGCGGGGGCGGCGAGCTCGCGCCACTGGCGCAGCATCACCCTCGTTGCCCACTCCTCACCCGGCCGGGTGCAGAGCCGGCTGAGCTCGACGATCTCGTTGCGATGCCAGGTGCGGCCATCGAGGTCGGTGACGTGGTTGACCGCGCTCGAGCTGACCGCGACGGAGACGATCCGGCCGCCGACGTCGTACGCGTAGGCTTCCGACCGGAACGGCCTGTCGCAGTCGCCGAGGTAGTGGCCCCAGTCGACGAGCAGCTCGTTCGCCTCGTCGAGACCGATCTCGCTGAAGCCGGCGAGCGGCTGCCGCCGGAGCTGCAACGCGACGCTCACCGCTGCAGCTCCGTGAACTTGCTGTGCGTCTTGTTGAAGTACAGCTCGATCGTGTCGGTCGGGCCGTTCCGCTGCTTCGCGATGTTGACCTCGGTCACGCCCGGGGTTTCCGACTCCTTGTTGTAGTAGTCGTCGCGGTAGAGGAACACGACGATGTCCGCGTCCTGCTCGACCGATCCGGAGTCCCTGAGGTCGGCGAGGGTCGGCCGCTTGTCGAGGCGGCCCTCGAGGTTCCGGTTGAGCTGCGACAGCGCGATGATCGGCACCTCGAAGTCGCGGGCCAACGCCTTCAGGCCGGCGGTGATGATCGAGACGATCACCGTGCGGTTCTCCTGCTTCACGTCCGGGACGCGCATCAGGCCGAGGTAGTCGACGATCACGAGCCCGACCGGCTGGCGGCTCTTCAGCTTCCGCAGCTTCGACCGGAGCTCCGTCAGGGTCAGGGCCGCCTGGTCGTCCACGAAGATCGGTGCCTTCGAGACGGTGTCGCTCGCGGCGGCGAGCCGCGACCATTCGTCCGGGGAGAGACCCCGGCCCGACCGGAGATGTTGCGAGTCGATGTTGCCCTCGGCGGCGAGGAGACGCTGCGTGATCTCCGCCCGCGACATCTCCATCGTGAACACGCCGACAGGGATCCCCTGCCGGATCGCGACGTTCGCGGTGATCCCCGTCGCGAGCGCCGACTTCCCCATCGACGGGCGGGCAGCAACGATGATCAGGTTGCCCGGCTCGAAGCCGAGCGTGATCCGGTCGAGGCTGCGGAAGCCGGACGCGACACCGATCACCTCGGAGCCGCGCTTCGCGAGCATCTCGACGCGCTGGAACGCCTCCAGCACCGCACCAGAGATGTGCTCCGTCGCCGAGCCGCGCAGTCCCGGCGTGAGCTCGTAGGCGTCCTGCTGCACCCGGTCGATCAGCTCCGCCACCTCGCCAGGCCGGTCGAAGCCGAGCCGCTGCGCTTCGCCGCCATGCCGGATCAGGCCGCGGAGCTGCGCCATCTCTTTCACGATCCGGGCGTAATGCCCGGCGTTCGCCGCCGCCGGCATCGCCGCGGCGAGCTCGTGGATCTTCTCCTTGCCGCCCGCCCCGTCGAGCTCGCCGCGCTCATCGAGCTCGTCGGCGAGCGTGATCGCGTCGACCGCCTCACCTTTGCCGTACAGGGCAAGCGCGGCCGTGTAGATGACGGCGTGTGTGTGCCGGTAGAAGTCCGCCGGGTCGAGGATCTCCGACACGGCGTCGATCGCGCCCGCGCTGAGCATCATCGCGCCCAGCACGGACTCTTCTGCTTCAAGGTTTTGGGGCGGCACAGGGGCCGCGGGCACAGCTGGCAAGCGGGAACGTCTCCTCGGAACGACGGGGGGATCAGGAAGCGGGACGCAGCGTCAGCCCGGGCGGCGGGCGAGGCTCGAGCATCAGTGGGCGACCCTGATTCCGTGGGCTCCACGGATGTGGTCGCGCAGCCGCTGCGCCCTGCTGACGGCCGCGCCCGGCCGGGCGAGGATCCGCTTCCGGCAGATCGGGCAGTCGTAGCGGCCGAGGTACCAGGTGCCGTGCTTCACGCCGCCGCCTGCAAGCCCGGGTCGGCGTCGGCCAGGATCTGCCGCGCCTGCCGATCGGTCAGCGACGGTTTGCGACGGCCCCGGTTCACAGCAACCCCGCGCGCGGCGAGCGACCTGCGGATCGCGACCGCCGCCGACTTACTGTCCGCGTAGCTGAACAGCTCCCACGCCAGCTTCGCGATCGCGTCCGCGCTGAAGCCCGCGTCCAGGAGCCGACCGCAAGCGTCGAGCCTGGGCGGGGTGAGCCGCTGGCCGTACAACGTCCGCCGCCGCCGCGGCGTGCCCACCGGCGGACGGCCGGCCCGAGGAGCGACCCCGACGCGGCGGAACTCCCGGCTGATCGCAGCCTGACACGCCGCCACCGTTTTGTAGCCCCACTCCGCGAACACCAGCCTTGCGATCGCCATCTGCGACTCGCCCAACGCGTAGCGGGCGCGCGCCGCCGCGAGCCGCTCCGCCGTGATCCGTCCACCGCGGCGACGCTCCGCAAGGTCAGCCAGGATCCTGCGATCCTTCGCCGTCTGCTCATGCGCCGGCTTGGCCTTCGGCTTCGGGTTGATGCCGTTGCGTCGCAGCCGCGGATGCTCGGTGCGGCGATGCGCGAGCGCAGCCTCCCGGCACTCGCCCGCCGTGCCCGCGACATGAAAGCCGCAGCCAGCAACAGCACAGCGGGAGATCATCGGCTGCGCGTCCCGGGCCTCGCGCATCTGCCGCTCGAAGTCGGACTCAGGCCGGTCGGGCTTGACCGCCGGGCGTGCCTCGCGCGCGCTCACGCGTCCTCCAGAAGACGGTAGAGGCCGGAGCGTTCGCCGACCTGCTCCACGTGCGGGTGGCGGTTGATCGCAGTGAGGAACGAGGCGAGCGGGTCACGCCCGGAGACACGCTGCCCGGCCTGCTCGAACAGCCGGAACCATTCGCGGTACTTGATCGGTCCGTCGACGCCCGCAGTGCGAAGCACAACGATCGCGGCCTCGCTGATCGCTCGGCCGCGCAAGCCTGCGACAGGGGCCTCGGGAGCGTCGGGGTCGAGCAGCTCGTCGAGGGCCGCCAGGATCGTTTCGTGGCGGACGACCTGCCAGTCGACGCGCTCGAGCATCGTCCTGACCGATGCGGCGAGGCCGCGGACGACGAGCAGGTCGGCCGCGATCCTCGACCGGTTGCTCTCCAAAATCGTGTGCAGAGCGTCGAGGTGCGCATCGATCTGCGCCTGTAGCGCTGCGTAGTACGTCGTGTCCGCGGACACGGGTACCAACCGCGGTCTCACCGTCATCTAACCCGCCTTTCGTGCTTAGACTCCCTCGCATGGCCGCCGGAACGAAGCACCATCTGATCGACCGTGACGGCGCCCCCGTCCGTGACGCGTCCTTCCTTCCCCAGGTGCGGTTCGAGCCCGGCGCGACCGTGCTCTTCTCGCCCAGCGAGAGCTACCGGGTGATCGAGCGTCGAGAGACCGAGGGTGCGCCCTACGGGGAGCCGGTCACGCTCGTCGTCGAACCGACGTAGCCCACGGAACGGCCGGACGACGCAGCTTCCGTCAGAGCGCTGAACGAGCACGTTGCGAGGGCCGCCACCGCTGCCCCAGCGGACAAGGACGACGACGGGCGCGCCGCGCTCGAGGTAGACACGGCCGATCACGCAGCCCTCCTTCCGCGTTTCGCAAGGATCTGCTCCGCCAGCAACGCGACCCGGTCGCCGACATCAGGCGCCTGCTGGAACAGCGGTGCGTCCGGGTCGAGGAGCGGATCCTGCTGCTGCCGCTTCGCCTCGAGCACCTCGGCCATCGCCGGGTCGGCGCCGTGGTCGCTCACGAGGAAGTAGGCGAGGGCCTCCTCGAGTTGGCCGTCGCGGGCGTAGCGGCCGATGCACTGGTCGTGCATCGCTGGTGACCAGTCGAGCTCGCCGAACACACCGACGCGGCAGTTGTGCTGCAGCCCGTCGAGGCCAGCGCCGGAGCGGAGCGACATGACGAAGATCCGGCAGTCGTCGTCGGTGAGGAACCTCTCCTTCGCGCGCTGCTTCTGCGCCGGCGACTCTTCGCCCGTGTAGAAGACCGGGTCGTGCTCCTGCAGCCGGTCGGCCCAGATGTCGTAGACGGCGCGATGCCAGCCGAACAGGATCACCTTCTGTTCGCTGTCGAGCAGCAGCTTCACGAACTCCGCGACGTAGGGTGCCTTCGCGATGCCGGTGGCCTGGCGGAGCTTCCAGTCGAACTCGCCGCGGGCCTGCCACAGCTCCTGCTTGGTGGCGGAGCGCGCAACGATCATCTGGGCCAGGTCGATCGCATCGGCGGCGAGCCGCTCGAAGACGTCGCCGTCGCTCTCGATCGAGTGCGGAATCTTGACCGCCTCACCGTGCGGCAACTCGCGGCCGACGTCCTTCACGGTCCGGCGGATCATCAGGCCCTGGTCGCGCAGGTAGACGCTCAACCCAGCGGGGTCGTCAACGGCGACCTTGTCCGACCACAAGCCGTTGCACCACTCGCGGGCGAACTCTTCCCGGGAGCCGAGCGCGTCCGGGCAGAGCACCGACATGACGTTGTGAATCTCGCCGCCGTAGTTGTAGACGGGGGTGGCGGTCAGGCCGACGCGGTAGCCGGCGCCGTCGGCGATCTGGGCGGCGGCCAGGTACTTGTCGGAGTCGGTGCGGCGCAGCTCCTGCGCCTCATCGAAGATCACGGTCCGGATCCGGCCCGCCAGATGGTTGCCCCAGCCGCGCAGCTTCGCGTACCCCATGATCAGCACGTCGGGGTCGTGGCCGCGCATCTCCCGACGCTTCGCCGGGTCATAGGGCGACAGCGACCGGACGACATGCGTCCTCAGCATCGGGAGGGTCTTCGCGATCTCCTGCTCCCACTGCCTCGGCAGATGCGTCGGGCAGACGACAAGCGCGGGGAGCGCGTCCGGGTTCCGCAGGACGAGCAGGCCGGTCATGGTTTTGCCGAGGCCGAGGTCGTCCGCGATCAGCAGCTGCCCTGTGGCGAGGGCGAGGTCGGCGGCGGTCAGCTGGTACTCGCGCGGCGTCCGGATCGGATCCTGCCACCCGGCCAAACCGACGTGCGGCTGGGCGCCGGTCAGGATGTCGTGGACGAGCTGCTCCCGCTCACGATGCTGGTCAGCGCGGGCCTTCAGGTGCTTCCGGTCGGCCGGTTTCAGGTCGAGCGGCCACCGTTGGAGGATCCATTCGAGGTCGCGTGCAAGCTCCGGCGTGTCGGTCAGCGTCACGAAGCCGCGGCGGTTCGCCTGCGCCTTCGGGAACAGCCGCTTCACCTTCGTGATCACATCCGCCCGCGCCTCCAGCACCCAGCCGGCGACCCACACCTGGCGGAGCTCGTCGTAGACATGACGGCGGACATGGCGAAGCTCTCCGTGCGTCTTCGTCCTACCGGCCACGCCGCACCTCCAAGACCTGCCAGCCGCGGCGCGACTTCCGCACGGTGAATCGGCGGTGACGCTTCCGGTCGGCGAGCGCCGCAGCCTTCTCCGCCGCGTCGATGTACGTCCGGCACAGCGCGAGGACACGCAGCCTCACAGTCCGCCGCCCGCGAGGGTGACGACTTCGACCGGGCGGCCGTCAATGTTCGCCGGAAGACCGAGGTGCCGGACTCGGCTGGTGACGACGACGATCCCGTCGAGAAGGCGTGTCTCGAGGTAGCGGCGAACCTGCCGCTCAACCTCCGCCGCCGTGCTGGCCACCTTGACCTCGATCCCGATCCTTCCGATCAGGAGGTCGATGCGGCTGAACCGGTCGAGCCGCACCTCGCGCTCCACCTCCCAGCCAGCATCGGTGAGCGCGTCGGCCAAACCCTGCTGCAGCTCGTCTTCGTTCGCGTACCGGTAGCGGTGAGACCGGACCGCCGACGCGAGCTTGACGACCGCGGCGTCTGCGCAGCCTTCGCCGTGGCGAAGGACGAGGGCACCGCCGCCGTTCGTGACCGCTACCGCGCCGCAGTAGTCGCAGCGGGCGCTCACAGGATGCTTGCCCCCTTGGCGACGTCAACTGCAACGGCCATCCTCTGGCGGCCGTGGACGAAGCAACGCGCGTGCTCGACCGGCGGTTGGGCGACGGCGCCAGCCATGAACGCGCGCAGCGCGAGCGACACGTGCGAGTCGTCGGCCGGAAAGAGCCGACACCCGCAGCGGAGCACGATCACCAGACCCCGGTAGGACTTCTCGGCCATCAGACCGCCTCCGGCAGGTCAAGCAACGATGTCTGCCCTTCGGGGTCGCGCTCGAGCGCGAGCGCGGCGTTCTTCACGGCCTGCCGGTGGTACGACTCCTTCAGCTCGAACCCGACCGCCTGACGGCCCTGCTCGAGCGCGACGTAGGCGGTGGAGCCGATCCCCATGAACGGGTCGAGGACGAGGTCGCCGGGGCTGGAGTAGAGCTTTACGCAGCGGCGGATCACCTCGAGCTGGAGCGGGCAGACGTGCTTTTCGTCGTCGGTGTCGCGGACGTCTTTCCAGCCTTCGAGGACGTCGGTTTCGCGGATGTCGTCCCAGGTGCCGCGCGCCCACCTGATCCACTCGTCACCCGTGACCCAGCCGGCGGGGTTCTCCTCATGGCGGAGCGCCTTCACGGGTTCGGCCTCGCCGGGCTTCTGGAAGATCAGGAGGAAGTCGTTGACGGCGGGGGCGAGGTCGCGGGCGTTCCGCCGGCCGGTGATGAACAGCAGCGAGTGCAGCTTCTGCCGTTGCGCGATCACCTGCGGGTTCTTCGGGATCGACACCTCGCCCGGGTAGAAGCGCTCCCACTCGTCGCGGTGCTGGTCGATCAGCTCATGCGTCGGCGCCAGGATCAGCACGCGGCCGCCGGTGAGGTCGCGCACCTGCCGCGCCCACTCCAGCAGCATCGCCGTCTTCCCCAAACCGGTGTCCGCCCAGATCGCGTAGCGGCGGGCGTCGAGGGCCTGCCGGACGATGAACGCCTGATAGTCGAAGAGATGCTCAGCGAGCGCGACGTCGGTCCCGGCCGTGACCACGGCGCCGTCCTGCAGGAACCCGGCGAACCGTGCGCTCGTGGTCAGCGTGTAGCTGTCCGTCGCCCAGTCGTAGGCGATCTCCTTCTCCGGCAGCTGTTTCGCGCGGAGGAAGAGCCGGTAGGCGTCGAGGTCGTACCGGTCGAACGTGACCGAGGCGCGGCCGTTGGCGATCGTGACGGGCGAGTCGCGGAGCTCGGTGGGCGTGCCGCGATCTACCACTTCTTGCCCTCGGCGAGGGCGCGGGCCTCGTGCGTGTGATCTTCGCGCCGCGCGTTGTAGGCCATCTTCTCGACGAACGCGCCTTGCAGGTCGTAGCCGAACGCCGCGGCGTAGTCGAAGATGCGGATCAGCGCGTCGGCAAGCTCGACCTCGGCCATCAGGCGATGTGGCAGCTTGTCGTCCATCAAGCCCTTCCGCTCGCCCTCCATCGCCTCCGCGACCTCGGACACGATCAGCATCAGAAGCTCGCCCTTGTTGCGCTCGATCCGCGAGCCGTCCTCGCGCTGCCACCACTTCGCGTTCGCGACGTGGCACTCGTCGGCGTAGTCGTTCAGCGTGCGAACGGAAACAGGCCTGGTCTTCGGGCAACCACCGCAAGCGACGAAGCAGTTGCGGCACTCGATCAGCGAGTCGTGGGCGGTCATGCGACACCGCCAGGCTCGAGCGAGGCGGCGCACCGCTCGACGAGCATCCGCATCACGGGCGGCGTGACGGCGTTGCCGTACTGCGCGACGCGGTCGCGCTTGTTGCCGAGCACGATGTACGGGGAGCCGTCGACGTGCTCGTGCATGACCATCGCCCGGGCGATCTCGTGCGGCTGCAGCATCCGGAAGGTGCAGTCGTCGATGACCTCCTCGAGGTCGACGAGCGCGAAGCGGTCACGCGTCGTCAGCGTGCCGATCGGCTCCTCGACCGGCTGCGCCTCCCCGGTGCGGTGATAGGGCACGACGAGCGACTGATGACCGGCCCCGGTCAGGGTGCGCAGCGGCTCCACGATCGGAGTCGACATCTGCCCCGAGTCGCCGCGCGCAGTGTTGTTGCGCATCACGAACGCGCCCGCGCCTGGCTCGACGACGGCGAGCTTCCCGCCGGTCGTAACCACGTGCGAAGGCTCCGTCTCAGCGTCGCGCGGAGCGTTCCCGGCCATGTTCGACAACACCGCCGCCGTTCGCCGCTCCACGAGGCCGTGGTGGTTCCCGCTCGCGCACACCGTCGGAAGCGACTCGCCGGCCGTGTCCAGCGCCGCGGCATGACGCCGAAGAGGCACCACGAGCGCCAGGTCGGACGTCTCCGTCCTGGTCGTCATCGGCTGATCCGTCGTCCGCGTACGCGCGCCCGTCGTGCGCTCCGAGCGGTTCGCCGCGACCGGCATCAGCAGGCCGATGTCCTGACGCCCAGTCTGAGTGATCAGAGGGATCGTCAGCGGCCGCGCGCCGCCGTCGTGAAGCAGGCGAAACGTTCCGCCCTGCACGCCGTAGCGTTGTAGGTAGCCGCTGATCCGGCCGCGGGTGTCCCGCGCCAGCGCGCGCTTACGGTCGCCGATCCGTTGCCCGACGAGCGTCCAGTCGATCGCGGTGCCCGCCGGATACGCCCCGGGCCACGCCTGAGCCTGGCAGTCAGGGCACGCGTAGACATACTGCCGGCCGTACGAGCCCCACGGCCGACCGGCGCTCTTCTTGAGCAGATGTGTCTTCCACGACTGCCGGGCCTGCACGACACGCTCGCAGCGCGGACACCACGCCGTCACGTCGAAGTCGAGATTCGGGTCGCGCTGACCCTTCCGCCAGAAGACGACGTACATCCGGTCCCGGGACTGCGGCGTCGGCGGCGCAAACATGCTGTTGAGCAGCACCACGCGGTGCCGGTAGCCAAGCGCGTCCATCGCATTCAGCCACGCGTTGAAGAGCTCGCCGTTGCCCATCTTGAAGCCCGGCACGCGCGGCCCCCACCAGAAGGCGTCCGTGACGTTCTCGGCGATCACGATCTTGTAGGCGTGGAACTCCGTGAACCGGACGACGTCCCACATCGTTGCCCGCGACCGCTCCGCGAGCTCGTCGTTCAACGGGGCCTCGTCGAGCAGCGACGGCGCCAGCACCGGCTTACGGCGGGCGCCCTTCGCGAGCGTGTGGTTCGTGCACTCGGGCGACGTGATCAGGATGTCGGTCGACGGGTAGCGGCGCGGGTCGCACGCCGAGATGTCGGTGCAGTCGTGGTCGGCGTCAGGGAAGTTCGTGTTGTGCGTGTCGATCGCGAGCTGCGAGTGGTTCAGGCCCAGGCGGAGCTCGACGCCCGCGATCGCGGCGCCGAGGCTCGAGCCGCCCGCCCCGCAGAACTGGTCGGTCGCGGTCAGGCCGTTCACGCTGCGGCCCGTCTGGCGAGCGGGACGAACTCACCAGGGGCCAACGGCTTCCACTGCTTCAACACGCCGCCGCGTGACGACCGGCTGTTGAAGCCGGACTTGTCCGTCGCCTTGTTCTCGAACGACGTCTCCTCGTGCGAGACGTAGACGACGATGAACGACTCCGGCTGCAGGTACTCGCCCGTCTGCCGCGCCGGGTAGTGCTCGACGCTGCGCACCGTGTGCTCGGTGCCGGAGGGGCGTTGGAGCGTGTCGCCCGCCCGCACCTCCTCGACCGGCACCATCAACGCGAGGGCCGTCACGCCGCGATCTCCGCGGCCTTCTCGCGGATGAGCGGCAGCGCTCGGGCCAGCAGCGCCGGGTCGAGGCAGAAGAGAGCATCGACCGCGATGACCTCGTCGAGCGTCCGCGCGCGCTCAGCGTCTGCGCGCGGATCCCAGACGAAGTCGCGCCCCTGAAAGACGACGGCGTGCGTCTCTCCCGGCAGCTTGAGCGACGGAACGATCGCGATCCAGTAGCCGTGAGGCAGCCAGCCATCCGGATCCCCGTCGAACGACCCGATGCGAAGGCCGAGCGACGCGAGCCAATCGTTGATCAGTGACCAGCCTTCGTCGACCTCGCCCTGCGCCCACAGCACAGCCGCGTTCGGCACGGCGACGAGCGGCACCTCAAGGATCGAGGCGAGGCAGGCGGCGAAGCAGTTGCCGCCCTCCTCCTTCGTAAGGATCGTCTGGTGGACGCCGATCACACCCGCACCGCCATCCGGCCGTCGGTGAGGACGGCCGCGCCGCGGCGGCGGCAGGGCGGGCACCAGCGGAGCGCCGGATGGTCGCGCTCGCCGCCGCACCCAGGGCACGGCTCGAGCACGTCGCAGCGCGGGCACTCGGCGCCGTAGACGGTGCCGTAGTCGCCGTACTCGATCGTCAACAACTCGCCGCAGAAGCACCGCTGCTCGTCGCTGATGGTGGGCGCGATCGGAACGAAGAGGTCGTCGAGCGTCGTCATCGGAGGCCACACGCGACGCGCATGTCGCCCCACTCGGCGAAGGAGCCGCCGTTGGCGTTCCAGATGATCCGGGTCCGGTACAGCTGCTCCCGCGGCGAGACGATCGACGCCCAGTGGCCGCCGACCGTGACCCCGCCGGCGCGCAGCCACGTCGAGAGCAGGAACTGAAGTCCACCTTCGTAGCCGTTGCCGGTGGCGGCGTTCCAGGCGCCCTCGCCCATCATCGGGCGGCCGTGCAGCGTGACGCGGTAGAGCTCGCGGCCCCGTGCGTCGCGCTTGATGCCGTCGTGGAGGCACCACGCCTCATAGAGCCACGGCCGTGGTGCGTGCCAGTTGGCGGGCATCGGCCGGTAGCTGGATGCGAGCGCGCGCGGCAGCCAGACGGCGAGCGCGCCGACGGTGAAGAGCAGGTAGATGAGGATCAGCAGGTTCATGGTGTGGCGGCGGATGAAGCCGTCTCCTTGTGAGGGGGCGTGTCCTCGGGCGTGTGGCCCGGCGTGCGAATGTCCGCCGCGCAGCACAGGAAGAGCCCGGCTGCGGTGAGGACTGCGAGAAGACGTGCCATCCCGGGGTGACCGGACGGGGAGTCGGTCACCGCCCGGGATGGCGTCGGTGCCGCAGCCGTCAGCCCTGCACGAGGGGAGGAGACGTGCGTGGGTTGGGCGGCACCGAACTTGGGATCAGGGATGAGGGCGATCACCGTCATGCAGGCGGCGACCGTCACGGCGGCGATAAGGAGATAGCCGCGCATCAGGCAGCAGCCTTCTGCCGACGCTTCCGCTCGCGGTCGTACGCGCGCTGCTTTTCGCGATTGGCGTTCCGCCAGGCGCGCTTCATCGCCGTGTTGCAGTCGCGGCAGCTGGCGTGTACGCCGTTGGGGCGAACGTCTCGGTAGCGGTTCCCTGCGGCGAACTCGTCCAGCGCCTTCATCTCGCTGCACGTGAAGCACTTGGCGTGCATCTCGCCGTCGATCTCAACGAACCGTGTCCGGTCGCGCTTTTTCGCGCAGGTGAGGCAGAGAGTGACTCCGTGGGCGCCCTGGGAGGGGTGCCCAGCCCGCGTGCAGGGACCGCCGCAGTCGGCGCAGAGGGCCGACTTCTGGTAGCGGCGACCATACTCGCGCTCGCGTTCTAGCCAACCCGAGGTCACGAGACGGTAGATCGCGGTGACGGTCACGCCGACCCGCGCCGCGATCTCCTTCACCGGCACACCCGCCGCGTGCAGAGCCCGGGCCTCGTCGTGGTCGAACTTCCGCGGGGCGCCCATCAGAAGCCGTCCCTGCCTGGTGCATCAGGTGCGCTATGGGTTCCAGCCCCGCTACGATCCCGCCTAGCGCTGAACGAGGGTTCGAATCCCTCCTTCTCCGCTACTGCGGAGGACACCAAAGGTTTAGACGCAATTTGCGGCTTTTCGGAGGCTCCCCAGGTCATCGTCCTGACCGACTCCATCTGAGCCTGCCGATCGAGGCGGCGAAGGTAGACCATCGTCGTCTCGATACGACGATGCCCCATCAGCTTCTGTAGCGCGACGACCTGACCAGGGTTCTGCTGCAAGTAGTTGACGGCGAACGCGGCGCGCAGCGCATGAACGTGCGTCTCGACACCAGCCTTGCCGGCGACGTCCTTGACGAGCCTCCATATCACCCGTGAGTCACGGTCGCCCTCCCGCCGCGGCGAGTAGTCCGACGGGATCAGGTAGTCGTCGGGGTTCGGGTAGCGGCCGTCGGCGATCGCCTGGTCGATGATCACGGCGAGGTCATCCGGGACGGGCTTGCGGATCGTCTTGCCGCCCTTCTCGTGGAACGTCACCATCCGCTCGTCGGGGTCGTAGTCGCTGATCCGTGTGCTCGACATCGCTGTCCGGCGTGGCCCGAGGTAGACGAGCGCGTGAACGGCGATCATCCGATTCCAGTGCGTCGGCTTCGCGGCGGCCATGCGGATTGACGTCTTGAGCAGCCGCAGCACGTCGGCCTCGCCGACGGTGGTGACGTTGTCGTTCTCGTCGGGCGCGACCTGGCGGGGGCGACTGATGATCCGGTCGCCGTTTCGTTGCGTCGGGTTCCGCTGAACGACGCCTTCCTTGGTCAGCCAGTCGAAGAAGCCGCAGACGATCGACACGTTCTGAGCGATCGTTGCGGCGCTCTTACGGCCACCGTTCTTCAGGCGGGCCTGCTCATCCAGGAACCTGCGGATCGTCTGGGCGTCAACGTCCTCAACGTCGATCCGTTCGCGTCCATCCGAGAGCCGGTCGAGCAGCCGGCGGTAGGTGTCGACGGTCCGCTCGCTGTGGTTCTTCCGTTCGAGCTCGCCGAGCCAAAGGTCTACTGCGTGTGAGATGGTCATGAGCCGCACCCTCTCACCAGCGGGCAATGCTTCCAACACGTCCTCGGTGATGTAGTCCAAGTCCTCGCGCGTGCGCGTCAACTCGATGGCGGCGGTCACGCGATCCTCCCGGCACGCTTCGGCCTCGGCCTGACCGCCGCATACGCGAGCAGCAGCAACAGCGCGAGGAAGAGCGCGACCGCGGCGACGATGACGAACGCCCCGACGATGTAGACGACCTGCTCGAGCGCGGCCGGGATCACCAGGCAACCTCGCGACCAGCGTCCTCAAGCCTGCGTTCGCAGATCCGCTCAAAGGCGGCGTCGCCCTCAATCTCAGCAGCGATCTCACGGACGGCGTCGGCGCGCGCGTAGTCGAGCCGAAGGTCAAGACCGGCAGCCCACTCGCGGAGGCGGTCAGCGATCTCGCCGGGCCTCGCCAGGGATGCGTAAGCGTCGAAGAGCGTCACGCGGGTACCTCCGTGTCAACGAGGAGCAGGTCGCGGTGCAGGACGCAGGCGGGGCCGTAACACCGGTCGCCGCAGTAGCCGCACCGCCCTGCCGGCAGGGCCGGGTTCTCGCGCGCGAGGCGCGCGTGGAGGTCTTCGATGCGGGCGTCGCGACAGTCGAGCTCGAACCGCAGCGCGTCGACCTTCTCGCGGAGACGCATCTCGACGCTCACTGCGGCCGGGATCACGACTGCCCTTCCGCCAACGCAGCGCGGAACGCCGCGATCCTGACGTACGCTCCGGAGAGCTGCGCCAGCGCGCCGCGGCTCAACGGCAACGATTCGAGCACCATCGACTCGAGCGCCGTCAGCAGCTGGTCGATCCAGTCGGCGAAGCGCTTACCTTCGTCGCGTAGCTGCTGCTCGCGCTCCGCGATCAGCCGCACGCGCTCCCGGCAGCTCTCGCAACCCGGCATTCCGGCGTAATGGCCCTTGCAAAAGGCGACCACTTCGAGCGCGGAGGCGACCGTCTCGCCGTTCGACAGACGGGCATCGTTCAGCGATTCCGGCATGGTCACGCCTCCTCCACAGAGCGAAGAGCCGCACGAACTTCAGCCTCGGTCGCGGTGTTCAGACGACACGAATCGTCAAGGTCGGCCGCCACCTCGCGGAGCACCTGTGCGAGCTTCGCCGCCTCAGACTCGGCGGCCAGGAGGGACTCGACGGCATCGCGGTAGGTAGACGGGTAGAGGTTGCAATCCTTCCAGTGGCTGAGTTCCTGCACCGCCTCGTCGCGTTCCCGGGTGACCCGCTCAAGCTCGGCCCGAGCCTCGGCCAACTCCCGCCGAAGTAGAAAGCGGTCATGGGCCGGTGTGCCGTGCATCTCCTTGATGGCCGCCCCGAGCTTGATGGTCAGATCCGTACTAGCCCGCAGCGCTTTGGTCTCGTTCTCTACCGCCTCGTCGCGCTCCTGGCTGAGTGTGTCCAGCCGCGCCACAAGCGCCAGCACGTCACGGGCTAGAGCCTCGGTGAACGGGACTCGCGATTCGTCATACGTCCACCCAACTGACCGCACGCTCTCGGCCTTCGAGATGACCGCCCGCGCTGTTTCTGCTGGTTCGGGACGCCCCACCGAAAGCTCGTAGCTCCGCTCACAGCCTTGGTTGCAGAACGCTCCGCCGGTCGGCGGGCGCGTCTTGCCGCACGACGGGCATGTCCGCTCGGGACGCCCCACCGACAACTGATCGGCGACTGATGCGGGTGACACTGTGTCTGTGGCATCAGTTCCGGGACGCCCCGCCGAAGGCTCGGAGATTGGTGCCCCAGCGGCTTCGTGCGCACTACCACTGGGACCGGCCTGCTTGCCCGTCTCGTCGCAGCGCGTCGCGCTCGAGGGGGTGTGTGCGCGGGCACCGATCGGGCTTACCGGGTCAGGCTCGCGCTTCGCCCTTCCCCCGCCGACATCTGAAATCTGTTGCGGCTCTTCCGCCTTTACCACGGCGACCCCGTCGCCTCCAAGATGCTCTTTTTCTTCCTCTCGTCCGTCCCCAGGGACAGCAGACGCACCGAGGAGCGTGACAGACGCACCGAGGAGCGTGACGTTGACGGTGCCGTTGCTGTAGACGTTGATCGCGTCAACCTCGACGCGGCCATCGGTGACGATCACCCAGTCGTCGCGGATCACCCTCGACTCGCTCTCGCCGGTCGCGACGTCTTCGCACGTCACGCGCGTCCCGGGGCTCATTGCTGTCCCCCTGCGAGTGCTGCCGCAGCCACCCCTACCGCTACCAGAACAGCCAGCAACGAGAGCCGGATCAGTCGACGGTCGTTCATGCGGGCACCGCCTCGAGCTCGCGTTCGACCAGCCGCTCAAAGAGCGCGAAGATCTCCTCGTCTTGCGGCGGCATGTGCTTGAGCGCGTCCATCGCCCTGTGCACGTGGACGCCGTGCTGCTCGCACGCGGCAGCGCTGAACGTCTTCTCGTTGCGATCGAGCCGGAGGCCGAGGCGCGCCTGGCAGCCGCAGTGCCGCTCCACGATCACGCCGACGAGGTGCAGACCGCCGTACCTCGGCTGACGTTCGAGTACAGCAACGTTCTCGCGAGCCCAGGTCACGATGCCTGCTTCGTGCTGTAGGGCCAGTGGCGTTCCAGAACCGGCAGCAGCCCATGAGCCTCAGCCCACGCGACACACCGGGCCGGCAGCAGGGCGGCCGGGATCTTCTCGGTGCCGTTGTCGTGGCGGCGGTGATGGCGGTAGCAGAGCGCGATGCCGTTGGCGGGATCCCACAGCAGCCGATGCAGACCGCGGCGCTTCAAGACCCGTTTCGGGACGACGTGCGCTGCCTGCAACGGGCCGTCGCAGTCGCCGCCGATCAGGCACGGCTCCGCGCACACGCGCGTCTTGAAGTTCAGCGGCGCGTCCGGGTCACGCTTCGGGTTCGCCTGCCGCTTCGCCCGCGCGAGCTGCTGCTGCTTCGGGAACGGCGGCGTCACGTTGAAAGCCATCACGCGGCCTTCCTCGCCAGCCACGTGCCGACCGGGGAGGCTTCGCGCTCGCGGGCGCCGTCCATCAGCTTCCCGTCCGCCTGCTCCAACTGCCGGGCGTCCGGCATGTCGCGGCGGGTGTCCTCCCGGGCTTCGCGCAGCAGGTCGTAGTCGCCGTGCCAGCCCATCAGAACGGCACCTCGATGTCGGCGTTGGCGGCGAACTTCTCGAACCCGACCTTGTTCATGCCGTCCTTCATCAGCACGTAGAAATGGCCGAGCGTATGACCGAGCTTCATCAGGTCGGCCTCCGGCATCTCCGGCAGATCAGCGCCTGTCCACGCGCGGGCCTCGTCCCAGGTGGTGCCCGGCTCGACGCCGCGCTCCGTGTCGACGCGGGCCAGTAGCGCCTCAACGTCCCGGATCAGAGGCAGCCGCTGCGGGGCCAGTACCACCGTCTCGACGCGCTCGCCGGTGTCGGCACCGGTGTCTTCGATGTCCTGTGTGAACACGTCCGACGCGGCGGTCCCGTTCAGGATCGCCGCGACGAACCCACGCTTGTTGCTCATCTTCAACACCGTGTTAAAGGTGTCGGCGATGTCCGGGTTCGGCACCTTGTCGACGCTCTGACCCTCGATCGCGTGGTCGCCGTCGACGTACTTCGCGTCGCAGCCGCCCTTCTTCTTCCAGCATGACCAGCCGCCGCCGTACTCCGCCTTGCTCTTGATGATCGTCGCCTGCCCGCACGCCGGGCACAGCCGCTCGCCTTTCCGCCACGCGTACTTCGACTCGCGCGACGAGCAGAGCCCCTCCCCTTCCGCGATCGTCAAGCCGGTCGGAATGTGTTTCAGCACAACCTTCGACACGACCGTCAGGTGGCCGTCCTCATGCCAGATCCGTTCGGACTCGTAGAACGGTGCGAGCCGGAACGAGACGGCGAGCACCTCGGCGCCGGGCTTCAGCAGGGTGGGCTTCTGAACGCCGGGGATGCGGCCGAAGTGGACGTTGTCCTTCATGACGGCCGCCATCACCGCGACGACCTTGTTGCGTTGCTCAACGATCTCTTCAACGGTGACTTCTGCCCGGGTGACCATCGCCTCGGCGGCGCGCACCGCCGGCAGGTTCCGGGCTTCGGTCTCGGCCTGGTCGAGCGCCTGCTCATGCACGACCTCGCCCACGATGACCTGACCGTCCGTCACGACGCATCACCGGGGTTCAGACCCTCGAAGAGAGCCGGTGCCGCGGCGTCGTTGGCGTCTACCTTCGGTGTCGCCTTAGCCCAAAACTTTGGTGCAAGCTTCCACGCGGCGTAGGCCCGGTCGAGCGCCACCCGTGCCTCAGAGACCTGCTCGGTGCTCACGCCACATCCTTGGCGGGCGGCTCGACCGTGTAGAGCGTGAGCTTCACGTCGGCAAGCTCAGTGACCTTGCACCAGTTCCGCGTCTCGCGTGCCACCCAAGAGTGCTCGCGCTCTCCGGGCAACTCGTCGTAGAGGTCGCGCGGCAGGTTGAAGACGTCGAGGGAGTAGTCGACCTTCTGGCCGTGCGCGGCGAGCGTGACGAGGATCGAGAGCAGCGGATTCAGCGGCGCCTCGATCCGGGTCGGCTCCTGCTCGGTCTCGACGCTCACGCTGCGTCTCCTCCTTCGATGAGAACCAGGGGGCGCCCGACCCGCGCACGCTCGAACTGCAGAACCTCGGTGCGCAGGTCGGCGAGCTTGGTGGCGCGGTCGTAGCGGTGGGCGACCATGACGAGGTCGTCGGCCCAGCAGCCGTACGGGCCGAGGCCGTCAGCGGCATTGGAGAGGTGCCGCAGGAACCGGGCGATCTCGAGGAGGTGGTCGGCGTCTTCGCGGCTGACCGTGATGTCGCGGTAGACGCTCACGCCTGCACCTCCTCGCCGAACGTCGGTGCGAGCGTCGGCCCGAGCCGAGCCATCAACGCGCCGAGCATGGCGAACTCGTCACGGCTGAGAGGCATAGCTCGCGACTCCTCGTCGTCGTCGGACGCGAACAGCTCGCGCGGCACGTTGGTCGCGTCGGCCCATGTGTTCCGCAGGTCCTCGCGAGGGATGTGGGTGCCAGCCTCGACCTTGATCAGGTGGCCCCGGTTGCTTCGGCCCATCTCCGCCACCAGGCGGTCATGCGAGAGCCCAACGGACGTGCGCGCCCACTTCATTCGATCCTTGAGCGGTAGCCCTCGGACGTGCTTGGGGACGCGCCGAGTTGATTGCGTGGTCTTCATAGGTCTCGCACTAAAGCAGACGTGTCGATACGTGTCAAGGGCGGCGAGACTTACCAGGGAACAACGGCGTAGCGAAACTTCGATACGTGTCGGAACGTGAAGCCATGCCAACGACGCCAGCGGAGCGCATCGAGGACGTGCGCAGGCGAATCCCGCCTCCGAAGGAGCGGCGCTCGCGCCTGGGCTACATCTCGAAAGACGACTTAGCCGACTTGCTCGGCGCCGCCCGAACCACGGTCATCAAGTGGACGGCGCCAGGCAAGCCGTCTTATCCGGAGCAGCGCTACAGGGTCAAGCTGGCCGAGCTGTCTGACGGTCGCTACACGCCTGACGACTTCGCGCCTCCAGGCCAAGCGGAGAGCAAGGGTCTGCTAGCCCGCCTTGCAGCAGTCGAAGCCGCGATCGAGTCAGGATCGTCTGAAGTTGCTGACTCTCTGGATCGTCTGGAAGCGGCCATCGCGAAGCTATCCGCGCAGATA